CCTACTCGAGGCGATATTCTCGCTCTCGTCCATCGTGAGATGGAATGGTCTACCGGCTTCGATTCTATTGAAGCTCGTAGAGCATACTGGGCAGTAGAATCTTGGTCAAAGATTCCGCTGGACATTGGAATTGACAGACTTGCGGCCGCACGCGAAACATTCCTGCGTGCGGAGGAGCAGTGCGCAGAGGCTAACATCCGCCTCTGTGACGGGCTTAACAAACCCGGCGTGCCGTATGACTCACTGAAGTATGCTAAGGATCTGATTCGTTCAATCCTCGGCCCCTTCAACTGGGACACAGCGCTACGTTTCTGCAGCTTCGGTCCCGGGGCAACGTATTCGTTGCCCCGCCGGAAAGCGAACCACTCTAACAAATGGACCGCTAACGACGTCACAGCACGTTGTCTTCCGCTCTGTATTGCCCTCCAGCAGTTTAATAACAGCTGGAACCCGGCGCCCTCATATGAGGTGGTTCCGGGGAACAGAGTAACAACCGTTCCCAAGAATGCGAAAACGGATCGTACAATTGCCATCGAGCCCACCTGGAATATGTTTTTCCAGAGAGGGATTGGTGGCCTGATCCGTCACCGCTTGCAAAAGCGGTGTCGCATGCTTCTACCTGACGCCCAGAGTGACCATCGTGAGATGGCCATGTTCGGAAGTGTCACAGGGAACATTGCCACTATCGACCTTAAGGCCGCCAGTGACAGTGTTTCCCTAGCCCTGGTAGAGCTCTTGCTCCCTGAGGATTGGCTTAACGCCATCCTTATCACACGTTCCGAAACCGGGACGTGGGATGGAAAAACTTTTTCTTACGAGAAGGTTTCCTCCATGGGTAATGGGTTCACGTTCGAGCTAGAGACTCGTGTCTTCTATGCTCTAACGCGGTCCATCGCACGAGATGGGACCGTCTCCGTTTATGGTGATGACATCATCTGTCCGGCTGAACGAGCCGGAGCCGTGATTGAGCTTCTCTCATACTGTGGTTTTACCATTAATGAGAAGAAGACTCACATCGCAGGGCCCTTCCGGGAATCCTGCGGTGGGCATTACTACAACGGGTACGAGATCACTCCGCCTTACTTCCGCGAGCTGCTCACTGATCCTATGACACGGATCAGCGCAGCTAATACCCTATCAGCCCGTGCCTCTCAAAGGTACGGTTACTGCAGGGAAATTCAGTTCCGCGCGATGCATCAATGGTTGACGAAGGGCATTAAGTTTAAAGGCCCAACGTCAGCCTCGGGAGCCGTTCATACGGCCCTCGATGATGCCATGTCATCTTCAATGGTGACATGGAATAAGGCGCTCCAGCAATGGAGTTTCCGTGAGTACCAGCCCGCAACCGAGCAGGAGCCTACCGATTCTATCGGTGGGGTCTGGGCTTCGTTGTACGGCAGGCGCGTTACGGAGGAGTCGTACAAACGTAAGTTTGTACG